GCTTCTTGCCGACCCCGCCGGTGATATGTGCTTCCCGCGTGTAATTGCGCCGCAGCCTGCCACCAGAAGATTTAATCAGCTCCCGCTGCTTACCGGAGTAGTAACGCAGCCGCTTCCTTACAGTCTCCTGCATACGGGGGTCTAACCCCTCCAGGTTCACACTCTTCCAAGTGCGGATCCGCCGCTCGTAATAACGCTGCTTCTGCTCCAGTTTGTAAAGATCATCATCCGCCTTCGCCACCACAGGCACCGGCGCCCCAGGTACATACGCGGACTCCGTATGGCGACAATTCGGGTGCTTATAGCCCTTAGCGATAGCATCCTTTAGGGTGGCGACTACCTCCACCGTCACCTCTCCCCTAGCCGTCTTAAAAGTGCGCGGCCCCTTGCCACCCGATAGTGCTAGTACCTGCCCCTGGTAAGGCTCGCACTGCGGCGCACACGCCTCATGACTAGACACCCGCACCAACTCCACCCCAGCATCCCGCCACCCCTGCACACTGGCCTCCATATTCGCCCGCGCCTTACCAGTTCGCAGCACCATCCGCACATAGGCATCCAAAGACCACTTATGGTTAGCCCTATCGGTAAACCCCGTCACCCCGGCATCCAAGTATCGGCTCAAAGCCCGGTGCAGCTCCTCCTTACCCGTCGCACCACTCTGCAAGCTACTACCCACCACAATCGCCGCAAGCTCCCGCAAACGCCCCTCATAGGTACGTACGATTGCCCGACTATTGGACTCCAGCTTCCCCACTGCCTCCGCTGCGAGCATCTGCACCGCCATAGCGTTGATGCCACGGTTCATGCCGCCACTAGCCGTGCCGTAGGCCTCCTGGTAGGCAGCCGCCAGCATCTCCTCCACCTGGGGCCGAGATAACCGGTCCGCGCGGTCTAAAATACGCTGCACCCGCTCCCGCATGATCCCTACCAGCCGGGCCTGCTCCGAGTAGTAGGCGTGCGAGCCCCTGGCTTTCCTGCCGAAGGCTTGCAGCATCAAGTCGCGCAGATCAACCTCCGCAGCCTCGTACAGGCGCAGAATGTTCTCAAGAAACTCGTCAGACTGGCTCATGTGCTAAACCAGTGGCTCATCCGGCTCCGCCGCCAGCATCGGATCAATAGCCCCCGCCTCCTCGGCCTTGATCCGAGCAACTTCCACGGCCTGCTCCTCCTCCGTCCACTCCGGGTGCAGGCGGCTAATGATGTACTCGGTGGATGCTGCGCGGGCATCCCGTAAGCGTTGCACCGCCGTAGTTTTATCCAACTCGGTGTCCGGGATCGGATCCTGCATCGCAACCTGCGTGGGCTGCGTCGGCGGCGTGTAACCATTAAGCGCGGCATCAACGTGTAGGAGTGCGGTGGTGATGCGGGATAGGCCTGCGCGCCACATACGGGCCTTTGACTGCCAGGTGTTGAGGGTGGCAGTTGACCGGGCCCTGATTTCGGTTGCAGTCATCGCGCCGCTGTTTTCGGAGTCTTGCCCCACCGTGATCGGAGATAGTCCGACAGCGTCGCAGGCTTTACGGATAGTAAGGTCGATGGCTTGGGCGTATTCGGAGACTCGCATCTGGAACTGGACTTGCTCAATCGTCGGGCGCTGGTCCGCCATACCGGTCATTGCCAGTGGGAACACGTCACGGCCCCAGTTGAACACCATTCCCTTACCGGGCCCGGCCGTCTCTAGGTACTCCTCGGAGATCAGCAGCCGGGAGCGGGCACTATCCACCTCATGCATTAAGTCCGTATATGCCTTGTCGATGTCTGCCCACAGGTCACCGGCTGCGCTAATATCGGACATGCCGAGGTGCTTAAGCTGCGGCTGGGTACGCCACGCCGGGTTACCATCGATATTTGGAATGAGCGCGGCGGTTAGGTGCCTAGTACCAGTGAGGACGCTCGCCTGGTCGTCAAGGATATTCGTTAAGTATGCGGTGTTAGGGTGGTCGGTCACGGGCCGGAGGTCTCCGAGATTTGTTGCCGTGCCCCGGTAGAGCCCGTAGGTGATCCGGCCCGGCGTGTGCTCTTGTAGGAGCCGCCACGTGTACTTATCGTTGCCTGCCGGGTCGGGGTGAACATCCCAGAACGTCACACCGGTGAGGGTGCTGCCGGTAAAGAGGGGTAGTGCTTGGTCGGCGTCCACCCAGTCAATCCATGGTGAGGGTTGGACATCGGCGTCCCACACGACGCGCGCATACACCCAGCCGAGGGCTGCGCAGTAGGTGGCGGCGCGGGTGAGGTCTGCGGCGAACGTGTCAGTGCCCGCCGTAGCGCGGAGGATAGCTGCCGCTTTGTCGTTGTTAACGTCATCGGGGTGCAAGCTGATACGGGGTGCGGTGCCCACCAAGAGGTTGGCGGAGGCGCGGCAGAGCTGCGCCGGTACAGGGAGGTGGCGCGCGATGGTGGCAGATCCGGGTTGTGGCTGTGGTTTGCCGTAGATAGCGCGGGCGGTTGCCCCACCAATTCCGCCGTTGTACTGCCAGGGGCTGCGTGCGGGCTCGGGGGCTGTTTGCGTGATGCTATTGATCCTGTGTAGATCACCGGTAAGCCACGCCGCGTCGCTGTGGGCGCGATCTAGTGCGGGCTGTAGGTGCTGAGGAGGCCAAGGGGTATTAGGTGTAGGGAGCGGCATAATTTGTATCCTCTAGGGGCTTATAGGCGGTGCTGTTGCTTGCTCTATCATGTAGCCCCCTAGCGTGCGATCAGTGAACGTTTATCTAATTCCGTCGGCTGTGGTAGGTACTTGCGCCACAGGTGGCGGCAGGAGTGCACCGTGTATCGCAGCGCGTCCACGTGGTCGTCGGCTTCCTTAATCGGCTTATCCAACCCTTGCTCGGTGGCTTTCGGGTCCCACCGATAACCGGAAATCTCCGCAGTTAGATGAGAACATTGCTCCGAAATAAGCAGCGAACCTGTTGAGAGTAGAGAATCTACGGTCCGGATACCGTCAACCACATGATTATCTGCTGCGTAGGTTTGTATCCCGCGTGATTTTAGTTCCTCCCTGAATGATGCTGCCGAGGGGTCAACATAAATAAACCGCGGAGATGCGGGCAACGAACTGATCCAATGAGCCAATTCTTCGGACAGCTGCGAGTCGGTTAGTCGCCGGTGAGTTCCCGTGCGTAAATTCGGCGACCATTCGGACACGATATAGAGACGGCCGTCTTCGCCGAGCGCTAAAGCATAGCCCGCCGTCGGGTGATTAGTGCCGTAGTCGATGCCGACAGACAGGAGAAAATCAATCTGCGGCCTCAATCTCTCGGGGTTGTAGGTCATGGTGTTAGGATCCCAGCCTTGATATACAGCGCCTTCTGCCGCCACCCATTCTGCAAGGATCATTCGCCTGTAAAAGGGGCCGCTAAATGATCGCTCAAGCCGTTTTACGTAGGACTTTGGCAGCGCGGGGTTATCGTTGAGCAGGAACTTTTCGACGTGTATATCGGGGTCTTCGTTGGCCTTATCAATCACCTCAGTTTTCAAATAATGGTTTGCGGTTCCGGGGTTGCATGTGACGAACAGCTGAGAGTTCGGCAAACTTAGACGCGTTAAAAGCATGTCCCAGAAGGACTTCGGCCATGACACAGCTTCGTCACCAAACGCTTTCGCGATAGTCATACCCTGAATCGCCATCCAGGAAGACTCATCATTGGCCGAGACAATCTGTAGTTCTTTGCCAAAAATTCGTGCGGTGGTACCCCCCTGCCGATACACCACAAACGGCGCGCAAGCTTGGAATGCTTCCGCCGATAGAATCACTTTAAAGACGTTGCGCCACAGCGTGTTCCGGTTGAGGCCAATGAGGACAAGCTCCCCCGGACCATCGTGCTCTGCGATTGCAGTTAGCATGCTCCATATCCACGCATGCGTTTTCCCTGATCGAACAGCTCCGTACCACACGTTAATCGGAGCCTGCGAGCGTTTAAGGGCAATTTGCTGACGTTTGCTGAACGGCATGTGTGTTAGGCCTTTTCGTCATCAACGCTATCAATCATAATTCGGAATTCCCTGGAAATCTGGGCAGCAACGTCAAGACCCACATCCGTTCGCGACGCCGATAGTCCAGTTAGCTTGTTCCGGTGTTCCATGATTTGAATGACCTGGGCGGTTGCGCGAGTATCTCCCGCCATGGCTGCGGGCCATAGGGCTAGCTGCAACTTATCGAGCCGCATAAGTTCCTGCTCTCGGAGCTCGTCGGCTTTCTGTTTAGGAACATCCTTCAAATATGCGTTAACGTCTCGGCAAACTTGCGATTCAGAAACTCCGATTATCTCTGCTATCTCTCCGAACCTGAGGCCACCTAGGCGCAATTCCAGGGCGCGGATTGTATCAGTAGCACGTTGTGTTTTACTGCGCTGCTTTCCTCGCCCCAAAATATCGCCACCTCTTCTAATAAACACTGAGTTCCGCAGTCTGCAACCTAACCACAAACATTTCTGCGGTTAGTTTTCGAGGTATAGGCTGCATGCGAGTTCAACGAGTTCCCAGGGCTCTTCTTTCTTAATGTCGCCCTGTTCTATAGCTTTCTTCGTCGCCATCCTAACCAGTTGCGCACTCTTAGCTGGCAGCATTCGGGAACCTAAGACCGTTTCCATTGGTACCGGTTTCTTCGGATCGCGTGCATCACCGTTTTCGTCAAGCCAGCCGGCATCAAGATCACGCATATTCGCTTTAAATACTTCGAGAATTAGGCCGAACGCGGTTGCGACGTTGTCGACTGAATACGCCTCCCTGGTTGTCTCTAACGCGTCGAGAGCCTGCTCATATTGAGTTATAGCAGCAAGCCAGCGAGAAGCGCCTGGTAGCTTCTTATGCGCTTCTTCGAGGCATTTAGCGGCTTCGTCGGCTTCGCTCGGTAGGAAAACAAGCTGGATCGTTGAATACTGTAAATTTGCTTCGTTTAGCGGCTCCACTGAAATCTCGTCGAGAAGCTTTAGCTGCTTGTCGTCAAGGCCGGAGTAATCTCGCCAGTCTGCTTCGTCGAGTTCGGCGAATAGGTTTAGTAGGGTTGCTGGATCGTCTTCACCGGAGAGTGAGTTATGGGACAACACCAAGGCAACTTCTTGCTGGCGGGTAATGGGCGTGTCCAAGACCATGCAGTCCGCGTGTTCGATACCAGCTTCTACCGCAGCTTTTACGCGATGATGTCCTGAAATGATCCGAAAGCCATCTCCGTCGGGCCGTACGAGCGGCACAGATGTTAAAGCTCCATCGCGCTCCAGGTTTGCAACGAGCTGTCGGAACATGTCTCCGCGCATGAAACGGGCATTAACTTCTTGCCCCTTTAAGGTTTTTAGTTCAAGGTTCTCAATGTGTGTTTCCACGTTTTAATCGTTTTCCTCTCTGAGTTCATCCCAGCCTCG